TCAGGCCACGGGCGAGGGTGGGGTAAGGACGGAGAAGGGCTTTCGGTGCGTGCCGACGTGACGGGCCGCCCCTTGCAAGGGCGGCCCGGCGTGTTTCGAGAGGGGGCCTGGCGTCAGGAGGGCTCCCCAGTGGGGCCGATGGGGCCGATGGAGCCCGATGGCCTTGGCGAGCCTGGCAAGCGAGTCCGATGAGACCCCGCGCATCCCGCACCTCCTGCACATCTGGGCAGGCGCGGCCGCGTGCGGCGGGTGGCCGGGCTACGGACAGCGGAAGTCGTCCGGATCGAAGTCGCCCCTGTCGCCCCTGTCGTCGCGGTCCCCGCTGTCCCTGATGTCGGGGTCGGCCTCGTCGTGGTCATCGTCTTCCGTGCAGTCTTCGCAGCAGTCCGTGCCGTCGTCATCCCCGTCGGCACCCAGGCGGCCGTTCCAGTCGTCGCACCCAAGGGCGGAGCGGCTGCGTGCGCGGGCGGGGTACAGTTCCTCGATGCGGGCGCGCAGTTCCGGCGGCAACTGGGGCGGAGCGTCGGCGTCGGGCAGGGCGTCACCGCCCGGACTGCGCCCGGTTCTGGATGTCCCGATGGCCCCGGCTGCCACCCCGAACATGCCGAGGTGCCGGGCCAGCATCTCCAGGGCCTTGAGCTTGGAGTGCAGCTTCACCTGCACGCCGCCGCGCACGGGGCCATCGGGCTGCTCGCCGCGCGCCGGTCGTCCCCCCCTTGCCGTTGACGACTCGCGCACCTCGGCCACCGCGGCGGCCTGAACCCGCGTCAGATCCGTCGAATCGCGCAGCCGCACGCCTTCGTCGGACCAGTGGCACAGGTCGGTCATCACCGAAAAGCCCACGGCGGCCAGTTCGCGCACCACGAGATCCTGGGTGACCTCGATGCGTGCGGCGCGGCGGCGCATGGCCTGCTCCACCGCCTCCAGCACGGCCGGGCTGCGCAGCAGGCGGGAGGCGGTGCGGGCTGCCCGGTCCGGCGCGTAGCCCGCCCGCTCGGCCGCCCGCACGGGCGACATGTCCACCAGGTATTCCTCGACGAAGCGGCGCTGGCGCACTCCCAAACGGGGGACCGCCGTTTTCCGCCCCGGTGGGGCGGCGGCGGGCCCTTTGGCGTGCCCGATGGGCGCGGGGTGGTCCGGCGTCCGCGTGTCCTCTCCGGTCATCGGGCCTCCTTCGCCGTGGCGGTGGCGCGCGCGTCGTCGCGCAGGCGGCGCAGATCGGCGCGCATGTCCTCCAGCGCGCGCTGCACGGCTGCCAGCCGTTCGTCCATGCGGGCCACGCACACGGCGGTCTCGCGCGCGGCGCGCACGTCGCCGTCCAGCGAGGCGGCGCGCGCCTCCATGGCATCCAGCCGGGCCTGCACGGTGGCGGCCAACATCACCGCACCGGCAAAGGCCGTGGCCGCCGCTGCCAGCGCCTGCACCCCCACCCGGCGGTCCAGCCGCCACCCCTCGCCGCCGGTTGCGGCGTCGTCCTGACCTCTTGGGCCGTTGGGGCCGTTCATCGCCCGCCGCCCCCTTCGGCGCGCGAGCGCAGCTCGTCCTTGCGGAACGAACCCAGCGACGACCCGAGGTAATAGTTGACCACCGCGCCGAAGGCCGTGCCCAGCGAGCCAAGCAGCAGCAGGGCCGGTTCGCTGACCGAGGGCTGTTCCAGCACCACGCGCAGCATGCCGAAGAACCCCGCCACCACCACCAGCGCCACCAGCCCGGTCACCCAGGCTCCGCCGTGCCCGGCGCGGGCCAGGGCCACCTCTCTCGCGCGGGCGTTGCGGGTGTTGTCCAGTTCGGCCCGCAATTGCTCGGCCTGCCAGTCGAGCAGGCGTTGCCGTTCACGCACTTCCAGTTCGCGCAGGGCGGTCAGGGTTTGCGGGTCGCCCAGGGCCGCCGCCACCGCTTTCGGCTCGGGCGCGACGCCCAGGGCGGACCCCAAGAGCGCCCCGGCCGCACCGGCCACCGCGCCCACGGGGCCGCCCAGCGCCGCGCCCAGCAAGGGGGCCACGCGGGCCACCGTGACGCCGATGCCTTTCCAGTCCATGCCGTGCTCCTTCCGCGCCGGTTGCCGCCGGGCGGCATGCCCGGCGTGCGTGGTGCGAGAGGACGTGCATACACCGGCCTCGCGCCCCTGGATGCGCCGCCGTGGGGTGGAGGAGGGGGAGCGCGGCCGTCCGAAGGGGGCGCGGCCATGCTCCCGGAGCCGCGAGGATGAATGGGGGCGCGTGTCGCGTAAACAAAGACGCCCCCGCTGGGCGGGGGCGTCGGAGGTTCGGGGGAGAACTGGGCGGAACCGGGCGGAACCGGACGGAACAGGGCGGAAACGGACGGAACAGGGCGGAACCGGGTTGGAATCAGGCGGCCAGCATGCCGCCCGAGGCGTCCTGAATGCTCACGGGGCCCTTTTCATTGCGGGGCAGGCGCGGGGCCTTGTCGGCCTTGCCCGTTTCGGTCCGGGGCTTGCCGTTGCGGGCGGCCTTTGCCGCCTTGTCCGCCGGGTCGGCCTGGCCGGGCTTGGTGGACCGGGCCACCTGCTTGGCCTTCTTGGCGTTTTTCTTGTTCGCCACGATCTTGCCCTTGCCGTCGGTGACCACGTGGTCTTCGGTGAGCCCGAAGGGGGTCCAGTCCGCCAGGGCGATGTCCAGCGACTCGAAAGAGCGGCCGGATGTGTAGATGACCGGCACGCTGCCTTCAGGGGTGGAGGCGAACAGCACGGTGCCGTTGGCCCCGGCTTCCGGCATGGCGGCTGTGGCCGCGCCGGGAGCCTGCGGCTGGCGCGTGGCGGCCAGGGCTTCGGTGGTCGCGGTGCGGCCGCTTTCGGAGATTCTCGCCGCAGCCAGCAGTTCCGAGGCGGCCTCGGCCTGGTCGCTGCCGTTGGCGGCGGACGGGGTACGTCCACCGCGCAGCAGGTACAGGAAGTCGCTGCCGGTTTCACCCACCATGGCCACCATGGTGTTGCCGCCGCGCGTGGCCAGCAGGCTGACCGGCACGGTGCCGCCGTGGATGCCGATGTAGGTCGGGCGCGAGCCGCCGGGCATGTCTATCCAGCCGTCGTCGCTGGCCTGGGCCTGCGGGCCGGAGCCGTGCAGGGCCACGCGGCGTGCGTCGCCAGCGCCGTCAACGGCCGCCCGGCCATGGCCGGACAGCGTGTCGGGCAGTTCGCCGCGCTCCGCCTCGGTGACGGTGGGAACGGCAAGCAAAGCCAGCGCCAGCAGCGAAGCCAGCAGCCGGAATGTGGTTACAGTGCGGAAAGATATGGAGAGGCAGGGTACACGCCGAACGTTGTCGCCGCGCATGGTGGTGTTTACCGTGAATCCTTCGGATGGTGTTGCATGGCGTATCGCCACGTGTGCAGGCTTTATTGATTCCAAAGGCCCCTGTCAAGGGCGCGGAATGGCAGACATAAATATTTTTTTAAGCGTGACATTTCAATGTGTTGCAAAGTGTGCCAAGGGGGCGTTTGCCGTGGGACGGAATCCCCCGCCACGCCATGGCGCGACGGCTTGCGCGATTTGCATAAAAAATTAGTAGTTTTAGGTGGTTAATTGTGTGTCGAAACTCTAGAGAAACGGTGCCCAAAAAGCGCCGGGCGGGCGCTTTTTGGCGATGACGCAGGAAATTTCACGATGTGGGCAGGCGGGCGGGGGAGGAAGGACGCACGCACGGGGCGGTGCGGGCAAACAGGCGCAGCAGGCGGCAGGCATGGCGGCTTGCGGGGACAAACGAGACTGGCGTGGCCGAAGCCCCCGGCCACTGGTCAGCCGGTGTTGCCCGCCGACGTCCCCATGCGCCCGGTGCGCGGCCAGATGCGGCCGGATGAGGGCTGTCGCGCCCCGGTGCGGTCGGTCGCGGCCTGATGCGGACATGCGGTGGCGCGGACGGAAACGCCGAGGCAGCCCCCCCTGCCTACTGCGTTCCGCCGCGCGCGGGGGGAGCATCCGGCTTGCGAGGCTTGGCGTCCTTTTTCCGTTTGTCGTCCTTCTTGGCCTTGGGCGCGGTGGCGTTGGCGTTGGCGGCGGGCACGTCCGGGGGCGGGGCCTGCTGCACCACGGACTCGGGCACGGGTGCAGGGGCGGGCAGGGGCGGACCGGCCTCGCCCAGGGTGGACAGGAAAAAGCGCACCAGCCGGGTGTTCAGGGCCTGGTGGATGGTCTGCCGGGCGTCGTCGTCCACGCCGCCGCACAGTTCGGGCAGGTCGCGCCGCAGCCCCGGCGGGCAGGACGCCATGAGCGCGTAGTGGTCGGCCCCGGCCAGCACGGCGAATTCCGGCGGGCGGGGCAGGGCGGCGCGCAGGGCGTCGGCGTGCAGCGGGGCGCGGTTCACCTCGTCGTCGTCGGCCTTCACGATGGCCACGGGAATGGTCACCCGGCTCAGGGCCGCGCGGGGAAAGAGCATGCCGTAGCCCGGGGCCACCAGCGCCACGGCGCGCACGCGGCTGTCCTCCGTGCCGGTGGGGGGTGGGGAGGCGTTGGCGGCATCCGCCGTGGCGGCGGCCCCGGCGGTTCCCGGCGCGCCCGCAGGGGGCTTCGGCGGGCGCAGGGCTTCCGGCAGCCGGGCCAGCCGTTCGGCCGCCCACTTGGTGCAGTATGGGTCGCCGGGGGTGGTGCGTTCGCAGTAGCCCGCGTAGCGGCTGCCGTCGGGGCGCGCCCCCGCCAGCATGAGGGCGGTGGCCCCGCCGGTGCCGAACCCGATGACCCCGATGCGGGCAGGGTCGATCATGGGCGCGGTTTCCGGGGTGCGCAGCAGCTTGCTGATGGTGGTGCTGATGTGCCGAGGCCTGGCCGTGATCTGCTCGGGCAGGAACAGCAGAGAGGTGTCGTTGCCGTTGTCGCCGGGGTGGGTGGGCGCGGCTACCACGAAGCCCGCGCGGGCCAGGGCCTCTGCCGTGTCGTGGTGGGCCAGGCGCGAACCGGCCGTGCAGTGCGAGATGAGCACCAGCGGGAAGCGGCCGGGCACTTCCTTGCCGCCGCGCGCCACGTCCAGCGTCCAGTCTCCGAGGTGGATTTCGGAGGGCGCCCGCGACGAGGGGTACCACACGGCCACGTCCAGCCGTTCGCCGGTTTCGGGAATCCAGATGCCCATGGTGCGGAAGCCGGCGTTGTAGGCGGCCGGTTCTTCGGCGTGGGCCTCGCGCGGCAGGGACGGGAAAAGGGCAGCGACCACGGGCGTCGGGGCGTGAGCCGGGCCGGGGGCCGGGGCGGAGGGCACGCCCACGGGCAGCAGCAGGGCAGCGGCCAGCACGGCGGCCAGCAGGGGGCGCGGCATGCGCCTGGCGGGCCGGGCGTGGGGATGGGTACGGGGCGCGTGGCCGCGCGGCATGGGAGACCTCCGGTATGTCCACGTGCCAGATACAGCATGCGCACCCACCCCGCAAGGCCCGTGGCGCGGGCGCCCACGGCGGCCGGGGTTATCAGGCGGGGAGATCGGGCGGGGCGGGGCTCGCGCCGCGTCAGCGGCTTCTGCCCCAGTAGGAAAGGTGCGGCGCGCAGCGCAGCAGCGGTTCGATGGGCACTTCCGTTGGAAGGGGCGCATCCGCCTCGGCACGGCGCTCATTGGCCGGGAAGCTGCCCGGCACGCTGGACGCGCCGCCCGTGGCGGCGTTTTGCCAGCAGCAGACGCCAGGCAGCAGCATGAGTCCCCGTGGAGTGAGCCAGAAGGTGACCGGCGTTTTCTGGCCGCCGGGCCGCGCGGACGGGGGAAACGCCGGGGTCTGCGCGCCCTGACCGCCCTGCGTGGCCGCGCGCGCCACGCCACCGGCCCTGGCCGGGGAGGCGTTCCGCGCGGGGTCGCCGTCCTGTCCGTTCAGTTGGCGCAGGTGGGCGGCCAGCACGGCACCGGCGCAGTCGTCGTCGCCGAACAGGTCGTCGAGTTCGATGCGTCGGCCCGCCGCGAGATCGTAGCTTACGGCCAGCAGTTCGCGCCCCACCACGGGGCCGTCCGCCGACCATGGCGACCATGGCGACCATGGAGACCACAGGCCGGTCTGCACCTCGAAGACCACGGACAGGGCGGTGTCGGACGGCCGCGTGACGGCGTGGGTCACGGTCATCCAGTCGCGTCGGGCCGGGGCGTAGATGTCGCCCCCCAAGGGGCCGGGCGTCTGGCGGGCGCTGCTTCGCGCCCCTTTCGCCTGTACGGGCGGGGGTGCGCCGGGGTGTGCGCCTGGGGATGGAGTTGGGGGCGCATCCTGGATCGCACTAGGGATATCATTCGGGGGCACGCCGGGGGGGCCTGCGGTGGGCTGCGGCGGCAGGCCGCGACCAGCCACGCGGCGGAAGGCGTCGGTCAGCTTCCAGACCACGCGCCCGATGTCCGCGTCGACGGCCGCGTGGCGCAGCACCGGGTAACTGATGGAAACGTCGTAGCGTTCTCCCGCCTGTTCGTACCGGGTCTCTCCGACGCCAGCGGCGCGCGCGGGAGGCGGAAACAGCGCGGAAACGACGAAAAGCGCGGCCAGGGCCACATGGCGGATGGGCATTCCAGCCTCGAAAGTTACGCGGATGTGTAGCAACGCCTGTTCTGCTAACCGGACTCGCGGGGTGCGGCCAAGGCAGGAAAGCTCCTGCTCGGGCGGGTCGGCAGGGGAATGCGCCGCGCCCGGCCCGTTTCGTGCGCGCCGCACCATGCCGGGCCATGCCGACCATGTCGGCCATTTTGGCCATGTCGGCCATGTCGGCCATGCCGGCCATGCCGGGTGGACGCCGCCAACGGCGGGAACCGCTCCGGCATGACCCTGTATCGGTTCCCTTGCGGTTCTTCTTAACCCGCTGGAAGCATTCTCCGCCCATTGCCCCTTCCCCTCGCCCGTCCCGCCAGCTTTCCGTCCACGTCCCCTTTCCGTCCAGAGCGGGCGGCGTGGGTTTTCCGCACCATGCCCGCGCATGGCCCGTACATCCTTCCGCCCCCCATGCAACCCCCTTGCGGCCGCATCCGCCCGAAAACCGGAGTGTACCACCTGCTCACGCGGCGCGGCCGTGGCGGCCGGATGGTCCGGCCCCGCGCAACGCCCGCGCACCCCAGCAAGGAGGCATTCCCATGGGTGGCGGAGGCGGCAAATCGTACAAGGCTCCCGATCCCCCGGCCCCGTCGGCCCCCCCGGCCGCCGACGAGGTGGCCGAGGAAGAGGCCAAGGCCATCGAGGATGCGCGCGATGACGCCCGCCGCGCCGCGCTGCGCGCGCGGGGCAGGCAAGGAACCATCCTGACCGGGGCGCTGGGCGTGCCCGGCGCGCCCGAGACCCAGCGCAAGACGCTGCTGGGACTGTGAGGAGAAAGGCATGACCAGCCAACGACTGCGCGACGCCCGCGAGGCGGTGGACTTTCTGGAGCGGCAGCGCTCCCCGTGGGACGAGGCGTGGCGCGACATCGCCGCCTACGTCCTGCCCCGGCGCGGGCGCATGCACGGGCGCGACCCGCTGCGCGCCCCGGCCTCTGACCCGCAGGACGCGCGCGGCGGCCGCGTCATCGACGCCACGGCCACCCGCGCGGTGCGCATCCTGGCGGCGGGCATGCAGGGGGGGCTTACCTCGCCCGCGCGCCCGTGGTTCCGCCTGCGCCTGGCCGATGGGGCCGACGCGGAATCCGGCCCGGCGCGCCGCTGGCTGGATGCCGTGGAACAGCGCCTGTACTGGGCGCTGGCCCGCAGCAACTTCTACCAGGCCAGCCACGCGCTCTATACGGAACTGGCCGCCTTCGGGTCCGCCGACCTCTACCAGGAGGTGGACCCGGAGCGGCTCACCCGGTTCGCCGCGCTGACCTGCGGCGAATTCTCGTGGGCCTGCGACGCGGCGGGCCGCGTGGACACCGTGGTCCGCCGCCTGCTGATGACCGCCCGCCAACTGGCGGAACGCTATGGAGAGGCGCGCCTTTCCACGGGCACCAGGCGCATGCTGCGCAAGGAGCCCAACCGCCACGTGGAGGTGGTGCATCTTGTGCGGCCCCGCGCCGTGCGCAGCCCCGGTCGCGACGGCAACCAGCACATGCCTTTCGAGTCGCTGGTGTTCGAGGCCGACGGCGCGGCCGGGGATCTGCTGCACGAAGGGGGCTTCGAGGAGTTCCCGCACCTTACCGCGCGTTGGGACGTCACCGGCGGCGACGTGTACGGCCGCTCGCCTGGCATGGACGTGCTGCCCGACGTGAAGATGCTGCAAGAGATGGCCCGCAGCCAGCTGCTGGCCATCCACAAGGTGGTCAACCCGCCCATGCGCGTGCCAACCGGGTTCAAGCAGCGGCTCAACCTCATCCCCGGCGCGCAGAACTACGTGGCGCCGGGCCAGCCGGAGGCGGTGGCCCCGCTTTACCAGATCACCCCGGACATCGCGGCGGTGACGCGCAAGATCGAGGACGTGCGAAAGGCCGTGCGGGAAGGGTTCTTCAACGATCTCTTCCTGATGTTCGCGGGCGACGACCGTTCCAACGTCACGGCGGCGGAGGTGGCCGAACGCGGGCAGGAAAAGCTGCTCATGCTCGGCCCGGTCATCGAGCGGCACCAGACGGAACTGCTCGATCCGCTGCTGACGCGCACCTACGGCATCCTGCGCCGGGCCGGGGCGCTGCCCCCCAACCCGCCGGAACTGGAAGGGCTGGAGATGCGGGTGGAATACGTCTCGGCCCTGGCCCAGGCCCAGCGGATGGGGGCGGCGCAGTCCATCCGCCAGTTCGCGGCCGAGGTCACGGCCCTGTCGGCCACCGCGCCCGGCGTGCTGGACAAGATCGACTTCGAGCAGGCCGTGGACGAACTGGCCTCCATTGGCGGGGTGCCCGCCAAGGTGGTGCGTTCCGATGCCGAGGTGGCCCGGCTGCGGGCCGCGCGCGAGGCGGATCAGGCGGCGGGCATGGCCCGCAGCGCCGCCGGGGCCGTGCAGGCGCTGGCGAAGACCCTTGGCGCGGGAAGCGCTGGTGGCGGGGGCGGTGAGGTCGGCGGGGGCGGCGCAAGCGAAACCTTGGCGGCGTCCTCGTCGTCCGGGCCGTCTGACGCTTCGGCCACCTCCGCGATCGCAAGGCCTTCGACGGCCGGTGGCGGCCAGGCCACGGAGGCGCGCGCATGAGCCATCACGACACCTCCGTTCCTTCCCATGCGGCTGACCGGGCGCGGCAGCCCGGAACCTTGCCGCACCCGGACGCGGTGCTGGCCGACCTGCTGGCCCGCAGCGACGTGGCGGATGCCGAAGGCCCCGGCGGGCCGCTCTCCGATCTGCTGACGGACCTGCTCGGCCCCGAGGTGGAACAGGCCCGCCGGGCCCGGCGCGAGGAGCGCACCCGCCTTGCCGCCTACCTTGATGACCTCGCGGCGGTGCTGCGCGCCGGGGGCGGGGCCGGGGTGCGCGTGCTGCGCCACTGGCTTGACGCCGCCTGCGCCAACGACCGCCTGTCCCGGCCCGAGCCCGCCATCCATGGGGCCGCGGCCCTCTACGACTACGCCCGCGACCGCACGGCGGAAATCGCCATGGCCGACCCGGCCAGCCTTTTGCGCATCCAGTTGGAGGGCGCGCGGCGCTGGGCCGGGGAACAGTTGACCCCCGACGGTCGGGGGGACTGAACCGCGCCGCGCCGGATGAACACGCTTTCAACAGACAGGACTTCAACCCTGCAACGGAGGACATCATGGAACAGGCACAGGCTCTGGCGGCATCCCTGCCCACCGCGCCTGCCACGCCGGTAGCGATTGGCGCGACTGGCGTGGCTGGCGCAAGCGGCGCGGCCGCCACGGGAAGGGCCGTGTTTTTCGCCCCGACGGGCGGGCCGGGCGCGGCCGATTCAGGCACGCCCGCCACTTCCGGCGACTCCGCAGCCACCACCGCACCGGGCGCACCGGGCGCACCGGGTGCGCCCGGTGCGCCGGACAGCCCGTCCGCCCGCACCGTCGCCGACTACGTCTTCGACCTGCCGTCCCACCTCACCGTGGATACGGCGGCGGCGGACCGCTTCCGCACGCTGTGCGCCGCCCAGGGGCTGACCCCGGAACAGGCCCGCGCGGCCGTGGACTTCTACGTGGCCGAGCACGAGGCGGCGGGCGGCCTTGCCGCCGACGGCTGCGAGGCGGGGCTGCGCACCCTGTGGAAGGGCCGCTACGACGAGCGCATCGATGCGGCCCGCCGCGCCGTGCGTACCCTGGACGGCCGCATGGAGGGGCGTCTGGCCCCCCTGGTCCGCGCCGGGCTCGGCAACCACCCCGCCTTCGCCGAGGTGATGGCCCTCGTGGGCGAGCGCATGGGCGAGGACTCCCTGGGCGCGGGGTCCGGCCCGGCTGGCGCGCGCGGCGAGGCCATGAGCACCGAGGAATTCCTGCGGACCGTCGTGTTCGCCAAACGCTAACCGCCAGGAGGCATCCGGCATGGGCAAGACGCTGAAGGACCTGACCAACGAACAGGCGGCCACGCAGCCGCAGCAGGTGGACGGGCTGACCGAAGAGGCCCCCATCCTGGGCATCATCCCCTTCGAAGAGGCCAGCCACGGCCTGTGGAACATGTACGAGGACGTGGAAGAGGTGCAGGGCGCGGGTTGGGTGGACATGAACGCACCGTTGCCCTCGGTGGAGGTGACCAGCAACCTGCGCAAGGTGGACCTGTCCATCCTGGGCGGCGAGATCGAGGTGCCGGAAGACACCGCCCGCATGTTCGGCGGCAAGGAGAAGTACTTCACCAAGAAGATGCCCAAGGTGCTGCGCCGCTCGGGCATGTCGGCGGAACAGCGCATCATCTACGACAACTTCCGCGCCTACGCCCTGGACCACGGCCAGGTCACCGATGCCGGGGCCGCCGCGGGCGGCTGCTATTCCATGATCGCCGTGCGCTTCGTGGAGGGCGAGACCTGTGGCCTGTACAGCCCGGAATGCTTCAAGCAGGGCACCGTGCTGGACGTGCAGCCCATCAACGGCGGCGACCTCTACAAGGCCACCAGCGGCCAGTACCAGGGCGTGCTGGTCTTCGGCCTGCGGCTGAAGTCGTACCTGGGCATCCAGATCGCCAACCCCCACAGCGTGGCGGCCATCGTCAACGTGAGCCGCGACCACGTGCCCACCGAGGCCATGATCGACGACATGCTGGCCCAGGTGCGCGCCACCTCCGGCTCCACCTACCTGTTCATGCACGAGCGGGCGCGCAACCTGCTGTACCGCTACAAGGCTGGCGCGCTGCAGATCGTGCCCGGCGGCAAGGACATGGATCGCCAGATCACCCACTGGAACGGCATCGAGATCGTCACTTCCTACAACTTCAAGGACGGCACCGAACAGGCGCTGACCCTGTAGCGGCGCTTCGGCGCGCATTGCCCCACAACACCATGACGGACACCGCCCGGCGGTGCCGATGAACAAGGAGAGACGCATGTACGGACACATGCTGCGCGTGCACGGCGAACACCTGGCCAAAGGGCAGGCCCTGCCCAAGAACACCCAGGCCGTGGGCAACGGCGGCCCGCAGCGCGCGGGCGCGCTGATGGGCGCGGCCGAGGTGGCGGCCGTGGCCGCCACGCCGGTCACCCTGGGTGACGGCAAGAGTCTTACCCTGATGCTGGAGGACAGCGACGACGGCGTGGCCTTCGCCGCGCTGCCGGTGTCGTTCCGGCGCAGCGCCCCCGGCGGGCGCACCTGGGCCGGGGGCGAGGTGCTGGGCCGCCTGCCCCTACCCTCCGACTGCCGCCGCCACGTGCGCGTGGTGATCGGCACCGATGACGCCGGGGCCTCCGGTACCGTGGACGTCGTCTTCGACTACCTGCCGCGCTAGCGCGGCAGCGCACAGCAACCCCCCGCCCGTCCTCCGCTGTGGGGACGGGCGGGGGCCACGGCACGGAGGTGCCCTATGAATGAAGACATTCGTGATGGCCATGGAGCGGCCCCTGGTTCAGCCCCAGACGCGGCCCCAGACGCGGCCATCGGCGTTGCGACCGAAGCGCCTGCCGACACGCCCCCCGAGGCGTTCACCGTGGCTGGCGGCGTGGCCCTGGCCGTGAACGAGGACCCCATGCTGGGAAGCACCAGGGGGACGGCCGCCACCGTTCTTCCCGCTCCGGCGGAACCGTGCGCCCCTCCCACGGCGGACGACGTGCGCCGTTTCCGCCGGGCGGCCCTGCGCGCCCGGCTGGCCCTGCTGGGGGTGGCCTTCGACCCGGCCACCGACGATGCCACCCTGCGCCGCATGCTGCGCGCCGCCGAAGGGCAGGGCAGCGGGGCGGAAGCTGTCCCCGCTTCCCCTGTTTCCCCTGTGTCCCCTGTTCCCACTGACCTCGCCGATGCCGCCGGTTCCGGCTGTACGGTTGCCGGAAACGGGCAGGGCGGGCAGGTGGAACCGGCGGAACCGGCGAAACTGGCGAAACTGGCGAAACCGGCAGAACGGGCCGCACCCGCCGCGCCGCCCAGCGCGGAGATGCGCCGGGCCACGGCCCGCCACCTGCGTGAACGGCAGCGGGCGGCGGCGGAGGATGCGGAATCCAACGCGGGCCGCCCGCGAGGCAAGGGGCGGTCATGAGCGCCCTCGCCAGTTCCGCCCCCGGCGCGGCCACAAGTTCCGTCATGACCAGCGAGGTCTCCGTCTGCAACAAGGCCCTGCGCTACCTGGGCGCGCCCGAAATCGTGGCCCTGGACCAGCCCTCGCGCGAAGCGGACCTGTGCGCCCGCTACTACGCCGAGGCGCGCGACGAACTGCTGGAATGCCACCACTGGAACTTCGCCACCCGCTACACCTCGCTGGCTCCGCTGGCGGCGGTGCCGCCCTTCGGCTTCGCCTGGGCCTACCGCCTGCCGGGCGACTGCCTGCGGGTGCGCCGCCTGCGCGATTCCCAACCCTTCGAGGTGGTGGAGGCGCGCACCCTGTACACCGACGCGACCCCGGCAGAGGTGGTGCTGACCGTGCGTGTCACCGACCCGGCCCGCTTTCCCGCATTGTTCGTCGAGGCGCTGGCTCGCCGCCTGGCCGCCGCGCTGGCCGTGCCGCTCATGAACAGCACGCGGCTGGAGCAGTCCATGCTCCAGCGCTTCGGGGATGCCCTGGACGCCGCCCGCGTGGCCGACGCCGCCGAAGGCGCGTCCGACCCCGTGGAATTGAACCCCTGGCTGACGGCGAGGTAGCCATGGCCCGCACCACCCTGATCCAGAACAGCTTCAACGCGGGCGAACTGTCGCCCCTCATGGCCGCGCGGGGCGACCAGGCCCGCTATGCCAGCGGCTGCCGCGTGCTGCGCAACATGCTGCTGCATCCGCACGGCCCGGCCTTCCGGCGTCCGGGGCTGCGCTTCATGGGGCCGTGCGCCGACGAAAGCGCGTCGCCCCGGCTCGTCCCCTTCGTGTTCAACGAGGAACAGGCCTACGTGCTGGAATTCGCGCCGGAGCGCATGCGGGTGTGGTGGTGCGGCGGGCTGGTGCTGGCCGAGGGGGGCGCGCCCGTGCAGGTGCAGACCCCCTATGCGGCGGAGCACCTGCCCACGCTGCGCTGGTGCCAGTCGGCCGACGTGCTCTACCTGGTCACGCCGCACGCCGCCCCGCGCAAGCTGGAACGCCACGGCCACGCCGACTGGCGGCTGGTGACGGTGGACTTCGGCCCGCGCGTGGGCACGCCCATGGGGCTGCGCGCCACCGGCGCGCCGTCCGGGTCGCGCCAGCACCGCTACGTGGTCACCGCCGTGTCCGTGGACACGGGCGAGGAAGGTCTGCCCACGGCGGAACTGGTCGTGACGGCGGGCACCCCGGCGGAAGGCTCCGCCGTGAACCTGGCCTGGAACGCGGTGGACGGGGCCAGCGAATACCGCGTCTACAAGGCCGGGGGCGGGGCGTCGGTGTATGGCCTGCTGGGCACCGCCGCCACGGGCGAGACCTATGCCGACACCGGGCGCGCGCCCGATTTCGCCGAAGGCCCGCCCGAACACCGCAACCCCTTCGAGGGCGAGGACGACCATCCCTCGTCGGTGCAGTTCTGGCAGCAGCGACTGTGCTTCGCCGGGTCGCGCGGGCATCCGCAGACCATCTGGGCCAGCCGCACCGGTTGTTACGAGAACATGGACGTCTCGCGCCCGCTCCAGACCGACGACGCCGTCACCGTCACCATCGCCTCGGAAACGGTCAGCGCCGTGCGCTGGATGATGCCCGCCCGCAAGCTGCTGGTGGGCACCGGCGGCGGCGAATGGACCCTGTCCGGGCAGGGCAGCGAGCCGTTCTCGCCCCTGTCGTGCCTGCTGGAATTCCAGTCGGCGCGCGGGTCGGCCGAGCTGCCGCCCCTGGCCGTGGGCGACGGGGTGCTGGCCGTGCAGCGCGGGGGGCGCGCGGTGCGCGACTTTCGCTACAGCCTGGACGTGGACGGCTATTCCGGCGCGGACCAGACCATCCTGGCCGAGCACATGCTGCGCGGCCGCAACATCGTGGACTGGGCCTACCAGCAGTCGCCCCATTCGGTGGTGTGGTGCGCCATGGACGACGGCGCCATGGCCGGGCTCACCCTCATCGCCGAGCATCAGGTGGCGGGCTGGCATCGCCACGAGACCGGCGGCGCGGTGGAGGCGCTGTGCGTGGTGCCCGGCGCGCCGTCCGGCCCGGCCAGCGGCGACGAGCTGTGGCTGGTGGTGCGCCGCGAGGTGGACGGCGCGCAGCGGCGGTACATCGAACGTCTGGACCCGGCCTTCGAGGCGGACACCCCGGCGCGGGCGTTCTTCGTGGATTCCGGCCTGTCGCATGACGGGCCGCCCGTGGCCGCGCTGGGCGGGCTGGAACATCTGGAAGGGCGCGAGGTGTCCATCCTGGCCGACGGCTGGGTGCACCCTCCGCGCACCGTCAGCGGCGGGCGCATCGAACTGGATCGCCCGGCCTCGGTCATCCACGCCGGGCTCGGCTATGCCAGCGACCTTGCACCGGTGACGCAGGAATTCGTGGCGGGCGACGGCCCCAGCCAGGGCCGGGTGCGCCGGGTGGGCAGGGCGCGGGTGCGGCTGTACCGCTCGTCCGGGTTCAAGGCCGGGCCGGACGCGGATCACCTGCGCGAGGTGCTGTTTCGCACCGCGCAGGATCCGCCGGGCCAGGCGCTGCCGCTTTTCGACGGCGACCGCGAGGTGACCCTGGACGCGCGCCTGGGCAGTCAGGGCGGGCTGCACATCCGTCAGGACGACCCGTTGCCGCTGACGGTGCTGGCGGTGATCAGCGAAGTGGAGGTGGGCGAGGCATGAGCGCGCATCCCTCTCCGATGGTCACGGCCCCCGCAGGGGCGCGGAAAACGGCCCCGGCGCGGCCAGCCGCATCCCCTTGCGATGGCCCTGTGCATGCCCAGCGCGCGTCTGTCCGCACCGGCTTCGCCCGTACCGGCGGCGACGGGCGGCGCACCCGGCTCACCGTGGTTCCGGCGCGGCGCGTGCATCTGCGCGAGGTGCTGGCCGCCCTGCGACCGCGTGACCGGGCGGAACTGGAGGCCCTTGGCCCGCGCGGGGCCACGACCGAGGCGGCGCGGGCCTTCGCCCTGTCGCCCATGCGCTGGGCGGTGCTGCGCGGGGGGCGGTGCGTGGCCTTGTTCGGCGCGCGGCCGTATCCCGGCCTGTCTTGGGTGTCAGGCCCGTCGGGCCCGTCGGGCGTGGCCGCGCCGTGGCTGTTCGGCACCCCGGAACTGGACGCGGAGGGCAGGGCGCTGGCCCGGCTGGGGCCGTTGTTCGCGGCGCGCATGCGCGCCGCCTGGCCGTGCCTGGTGAACATGATCCACGCCCCGGCGCTGGCGGAACGGCCCGCCACGGCCCGCTGGCTGGCGCGGTGCGGCTTTGCCGTGGCGGCTCGCCCCGCGCCGCTGGGGCGGGACGGCGCGCCGTTCCATCCCTTTATCAACCATCCTCTGACCCGTGCCATTCCGGAAACACCGTAACCACCACAGGAGGAGCACCATGTGCGGCGTGACCGAAGCGCTCGTCGCTTCCGCAATCATCCAGGGCGGCTACTCGCTGCTGGAGGGGGAGCACAGCGCGCGGACGAGCAAGGCCCAGAAGGAATACCAGGCGGCCACCCAGCGCAATGCGGCGGCGCAGGCCCGCTACCAGGCCGAGGAAACGAAGCTGGATGCCGAACGGACGGAGCGGGCCCTGAAGCGCCAGTCGCGCGCGCAGCAGGCGGGCGTGCGTTCGCTGCTGGCGGCATCGGGCATGGACGCGGGCTCGGGCAGCGCCCTCGATGTCCTGCAGGACCAGTCCACGGCGGCCGAGTCCGACGTGCTGGACGTGCGCAGGCAATCTGAGCGGCGGCAGCGCGCCCTGGAATACCAGGCCGCCGGGGCGGACAGCAGCGCATCGCTGTTGCAGGCCATGGCCGACGACCCGTGGGCGCGCACGCGGCAGGGCTGGCGCACCGGCATGATCATCGGCAACGCGGGGCGGGGCACGCGCGGCCTGCTGGACACCTAGAACGCGCGTCCGCCCCGGCACGGGGCGTCATCGACACGCAAGGAGACCAAATGACCATCGTATCGACCACTACCGTCGAGCAGTACGCCGGGGACGGCGTGCAGACGGAATGGCCCGTGACCTTCCCGTTCCACCGGCCCGAGGACGTGCGGGCCGTGGTGACCGGCATCGGCGGCGACAGGGTGCTGACCTACGGCACGGACTACGCCGTCGCCGCTCTGCCCGGCGGCGGGGGCCGCATGACTGCCATGCCCGGCATGGTGGGCGCGGGGGAACGGCTTACCCTGTGGCTGGACCAGCCCTTCACGCAGGAGATGGACCTGCGCAACACCGGCGTGCTGGACGCGGAAATGCTGGAACGCAGCTTTGATCGGCTGACGCTGATGGCCCAGCAGTTGCGTGAAGAGGTGGGCCGCTGCGTCAAGGTGCCGTTGACCGACCAGGCCACGCGCTCCGACGAACTGCTGGCGGGCATAGCCGCCAACGTGGGCCGTGCCGAGATGGCGGCATTGAATGCCGAGGCCCGGGCCACGGACGCCGGGACCGAGGCCGACCGGGCCGGTGCGGCGCGGGCGGATGTGCTGGAAGCGCGTGATATCGTGGACCAGGTCGTGGCGGATGCGCGGAACGAGGTGTTGGCGTCCGCCGCGTTCGTGCCTATCGGGGCCATCCTGGACTTTCCGGTGCACACCGTGCCGATGGGCTTTCTGCTGTGCGCCGGGCAGGAGGTGACGAAGGAAGCGTATCCCGAACTGGTGGCCTACCTGAACGGCGATGCGCTGGCCCTTTCCGCCACCTTGCCCGACCTGCGCGGCGAGTTCCGACGCGGCGCGGACCTTGGGCGCGGGGTGGACGCCGGGCGCGCGGCGGGCAGCGCACAGGGCGACGCCATTCGGAACATCACCGGCAGTTGCGGCACCATACGCCTTGCTTCCGCCGGGTCTGCGCCTTCCGGCGCGTTCACGGGGGCGGCCACCGGAGTGGCCATTTCCGGAATCGCAAGCGGCACGGCAGGCGGGGTTGGCGGCTTTGACGCCTCCGCCGTGGTGCCCACCGCCAGCGAAAATCGCCCCCGCAACATCGCGGTGGTGTCGTGCATCAAGGCGTACCATGCGCCCATGAGCGCAGCGCCCGTGGACCTGACGGGCGTGCTGGCCGCGCTGAACGCCATCCGGCTGTCCGGGGCCGAGGCCAAGCAGCCCCAGACCATCCTGCGCTGCCGCATGAAGTCTCCCATGGCCGCGCCCTTTCACGAACTGGCGTTGCCGGACTTCCTGTCCTTCTCCGGGCTGGTGGTGACCCTGCTGGCCGACCCGGCCGCGCCGTTCGCCGCGTGTTTCGGCAACGGCGGCGTCAGCGTGGCGTCGGAAATCACCGGCAACCTCTCCGTCGCCCTGCCGGGCGCGGCGGCCACCCATTGGCTGTATGTGGAGCGCAACCCCGACACGGGTGCGCTGGCGCTGGGCGCCACGGAGACGCCGCCCGAATATGGCTCGGCCCGGCGCGGCGTGGCCGAATCCGGCAATTACGCAGGTTATGAGGGCAAGTGGGGCACGGTTTTGGCCAGCAGCGAATACGCTGGGGGCGGCTCCCCGGCGTGGAAGGCGCTGGACGGGAACGCCACCAACCAGGCGTGGTACACGGCCAGCGGGGTCACCAGCGGGTGGTGGCGACTGACCATGAACCGCAAGCGCCGTCTGCGTGGCTACGAGATGGTGTGCGAGAACGATGCGCTGGCCATTCCCCGCGCCTGGAACATCAAGGTTACGCACAACGGCGTCCAGACCACGGTGGACAGCGTGACCGGGGCCACGTGGTCCGCCAACGAGCGCAAGCGCCACCTCTTCGCCGCCACGGTGGATTGCGACGTGCTGGAGGTGGAGTGCCTGAACAGCGGCCGTGAGTACACCGGCATGACCGAGTTCGCGCCCATCTTCGACGAGGACTGGTACAGCCCGCCGGAAAACATCATGCGCCGGGCCGACGGCGCGCGGGTGCAGCGGGTGTACGTGGGCAAGGCCGTTGTCAGCGGTGGGGCGGTGGCGGCGGTCACGCCCTTCGCGCCGGGGGTGGAGGCCGTGGTGCCGCTGAACGGCGGCAACGCGCTGGCCGCCAGCACCACCTATGTCATGGACAACCCGCTGGGCGCGCCCGTGTTCGGGGAGTTCGTGGTGGAAGGGTACGACACGACCTCCAGCCCGAACTACTGGGTGCCCTGCGGGCTGTGCTGGACCGGATCACAGTACATGGGCGTGATGACCAAGACCGCGAACCAGTCGCTCATCCGGTTGCGCACCAACACCGGGCACTTCTGGTGGGGAGGCGACCTTTCTTTCATGACCTACGCGGCCACCAGGGCGCGCGTGAAAGTGCGGAGGGCCTTCTGATGCAGACCTACGGAAGAGTCGGAACGCCGGACCTGTACGCCGTGGCGGCCGGGCTGGAGCATACCCTGCCCCTCGGCGCGGCGCCCGTGGCGGAGCAGCGCCCCGCGCCGGGCGCGTTGTTGCAGCCGGACGGCTCGTGGCTGACGGCGTCCGTACCGCCGCAGCCGGAACCGCTGGACCTGAACACCATCACCTACGACCAGGCAGACGCCATAATTCGGGCCGAAAGCGTGCAGGATTTGCGGTTGGCCGTGCTGGACGCGCTGGGGTTGTAA